AGAACTTTTTACAATCAATTTTCAACCAAAAAATATTGTAGATAATATTAACGAAGAATTTTTGGGTGTTACAAATTATAATTTTAATACCACTTTTGATATCTTAGAAAATACTCAAAGTGGTTTTTATGCAAATCGATTTGTCGGTTTTGATGTAATGACAAGAACACTTTCAGAAGTAGATTTGGGTTTAAAGAATCACTACAAATCAACGAAACATTTAAACAGAAGTCCAAATGCTTTTGTTTCCGTTAACAGAGAGGGTAAAGATGCCGGTTTAATGCCGTTTTCTAAAGTTAGTCTTTACCCATTTCAGTTGTATAGAAATTATCAAGATTATGTGAAAAGTAATTCTGACAACAATACAAAATTGATTGACGAAACCCACACATATATCCCACAAAGAAAAGCAATTTTTCACAACTTATTACAGAGAAAAATGAACATTGCTCTTCCTGGTAATTTCTTAATCACCTCGGGTTTTGTATTAGATGTTGCAGTCAATTCTCTTTCGATAACTGAAAATAATAAACCAGAAAAAGACATGTCAATTTCTGGCAAATATTTAATTGTCGCAACAAGGCATTTAATTAAACCCGACAAACATGAAACTTTTTGCGAAATTGCCGCAGATTCAACAAACAATGGAATCGCACCAGCAAATAGTTCTTCCTTATATCAGTCTAAATACAGATAATGGAAAATACTAATTTTGCGGGAAAAGACGGTTTCGTTTGGTGGGTCGGAGAAGTCGAAAATCGAGTTGACCCTTTAGCTATGGGTCGTTGCCAAATAAGAATATTTGGTTGGCATTCTACAAACAAATTGAGAGTTCCAACTGAATCTTTACCTTGGGCTCACCCACTATATCCAATTAATGGGTCAAAAACATTTTCTGCACCACAGATAGGTGACTGGATTTTAGGTTTCTTTTTAGATGGAGAAAATGCTCAACAACCTGTTATGATGGGGTTTTTGCCTGGTATTAAAAAACAATTTACGACCTCTGCTATATCATCTTTGGTTTCAAGTTATGAACCCGCAGTTGAACTTGCGGATCCAACTCAAGAAGCGTTGAGTATTTTACAAGATGAAAAAGATGCAGAAGAAGCGCTGATTGCTTCGTTAAGAACCAATTTAGAAACTGCCGAGACAACAGAAGAACAAGAATCTATCAGACAAGAAATTGCCGATAGAGAACAAAGAGTAGAATCACTAGCAAGTCAAATTGCCGAAGAAGAAAACACTTTAGCTGCTACACAATTAATTGAAAATCAAAATTTAGCTGAAGTAGATACGCAAATAGAAAAATACGAAAAAGATTTGGGTAATTTAGTGACATGAGTAGAGAATTAGAAAGTTTACACATATTGACTGCAAAGGCGGTAGTTGTTCAGCAAAAATTTTTGGCTGGTATAATTACTCCAGAAGAATTTGTTAAGGAAATAAAAGAATTGGATTGTCATTGCCACAATGATATTGTTTTGGATAAAAAACATGCAGAACTGGATTGTTGTTACAGAGAACAGTTAGATGGCATTTTAAAAATATATGATACAGAGGTTAAGAAATGACTACAGCTGCTCCTAGGTTAGCAACAAATTCAAGCTCTGCGGTACCTGTTACTGTCAACGATGTTCCGGTTGTTGGTGGTCCAACTACATCTCCGATTGCAAGAGGCAATGTTGAAGGAACTTCAATTGATGCAACTAATAATTCACTCACACATTCATGTGATTTTGTAAATGATTTGAAGAAAAGTATTGGTTTAAAGAAATTCTTAAAAGCAATTATGAGGTGGGTAAGAGAAGGAATTCGGGCAATTCAGAGATTCTTAGGTCTTTCGGACCCATCAGGTTCTTTTTCGCAACTGATTAATATGTTAAAATCTTTTGCAGAATTTGTTCGTTATATACAAAAAGAATATATCGAACCAATCAATGATTTTCTAAAATATGTTCTTGCGGTAATAACAAAAATCAGAGCAATCATTCAATGGATTTTAAGTTTGCCTGCAAAACTTTTAGCTTTGTTAAAAGAATGTTTAATGAAATTATTAACGACATTGGCAAATATTTTCGCAGACGCTTGGGCAGAATCAAAACTGGATGTGCCCTCACAGGATGTAGGAAAAGGCTTCTCCGAATTGGCCAGCGCAGTTAAAGATGCGGGTAGTGCGGTTAGTGATTTATTAAAAGAAAGTTTGAAATCGGTTTCTCTTGTTGCTGGTATTGGTACTTCAGCAACAGTAGGTTTGTTAGTTCCAGTAAGTCAAGACCAGATGAATGAAGCGAATAAAATAATTAAAGATTATACAGGAAACCTTCCTGCTGGACTACAAACTCCTGACGAAATAAAACAAAACAAGACAAATCCAGTTTAAGGTTATATTATGGCAGACCAAGAAGAATATACAAAATCATATGAAGCGTTAGTTTCTGCATTAGCAGCAAACCCTTCTACAAACTTATTTCAAGAACCACCTTCTCCTGCATCTGTGGACAACCCACCTTTGTATCCATATGTTCAAACATGGGACACAGAATCGGGTAACTCTATTCAATTGGATGATACACCAGGTAGAGAAAGAGTTAGAATTCAACATGGCAAATCTAAAAACTTTATTGAGATGCACCCAAATGGTACGCAAGTCGTAAAAGTTTTTGGTGAAGGTTTTGATATCACCATTGGTAAAAAGAACATCTATGTAAGTGGTGCATGTAATATTGTTGTCAAAGGTGACTGCAACATGCAAGTTGATGGAGACTTTAACCAAGAAGTCAATGGAGATTACAACCTTGCCGTAAAAGGAAAGGTGAATGTTCGTGGTGTGAAAGACATTAGCATTTCTGGTGATGAAGATGTTTCAATTGCAGCCAATGAAAAATTTGGTGGTGCGTTGAGATTGTCAAGTTCACAAAGTTTGAATTTGGGATCCGACTTGTATATAAATGGTTCTATTACTTGTGATTCGCTAACTGCCGAATCTAGGGTAAATGCAGGTATGGGTGTTTATGCGGGACCTTATGGGTTCACATCTTCTTTTGGTGGTCTATCTCTTGGACTTCCAACTCCTGCAACACCAGTCGCAACACCAGGATGTATTACAACTGTGGGTTCAATCACCTCACTTGTTTCAGTTAACGCACCAGTTGGAAATTTCGCAATTGGAAATATTGGATTGGCCTTTATTGGGATTTCTTCTTCGGTATTGATGTTCGATGTTATCAATTCATTGTTGTTTGATACACACATACATCCTGCACCAAGAGGTCCTACTGGCCCAACTTTTACACCTTTCGTGGAGGCTTAATTTATTATGGCAGAATTATTTTATAAACTTGGATACAATTTCGATGACCCAAATGGTTATGTCGGAGACTTTTCTTCGAATGTTATATCACATTTAGAGAATGTGCCAAGTGTTATTGAAGATTGGCAATCAGAAGATATTGCAGATGATAATGTTGGTGGATACTTACAGAATCCAGTAGGAACTGTTACACAAAATATTTCTAGTAGCGCTAATAACATTATATTCACTCTCAGTCCAGGTGCTAATGTTGCAAACATACCTAACTTAACCGTTTCAATAAGCGGAACAACACCAACAATTAATACGGTATTTCAAAATATATTGAATGTGGCTAGTAGCCTTTATTTGCAAAGTTCAGATGCAACCAATGGGTTTAAAGCACACACAGATAGAGTTTCTGGTGTGACAAACTTTACTGACTATTTGGAAAACACGACCATTAATCAAAAACCTTTTTATAATACGATAATGGCGTATTCAAAAGTTGGTGTTTATATAATGTATCAAACAGATGAAGTTTCAAATTCTTCAACTGTTTTAGGAAGCATGACCAGTATTCTTATTAAACCACAACTTGATGGATATAGTAATACTATTTCAACTTATGCTAACACAATAAATTCAAGTATTACTGGTAATGTATCAAGCATGTCTTTACCGGTAGCTACAGAAATATATAATAATTTGGCGAACACAAATAACCTTATGAATACCCGAAGAACCCATGATGAGAATTTTTTCACCAATTTGAGAACTTTGATAGGTAACTATAATAACACAAGACAGTTTTCAAGAATGGGTGAAACTCAATTGGATTTAATGAATAGTCATATAGGTACAGATAAACTTAAAGATAGAATTAATTAACAAAAATGGCTACAGCAGTTACACAGTTAATCCGACAGTATAGTGATTTAGATTTAAACTTTGCTATACATCCAGTCAAAAAGGATATAAACCGTAATATCGGAGAAAGAGCTGTTATTAATTCTGTTAAAAATTTAATTTCAACCAATCACTACGAAAGGCCATTTCAACCTAATATAGGAAGTAATGTTCGTAGAATGTTGTTTGAAAGCTTGGATAATATCACCGCAGTTTCAATTGAAAATGAAATTAGACAAACAATACAAAATTATGAACCTAGGGTTACAATTTCAAATTTAAAAGTAATTGCAGATATCGATAATAACGGGTATAATGTCAGTATGGAATTTTTTGTTACTAATTTGACAACACCAATAACAATCAATTTTCTTTTAGAACGGATTAGATAAAAATGGCTAACGCTCGTTTAAATGTTACCGACCTTGATTTTGACCAAATCAAATCAAATTTAAAAACTTATCTGCAACAACAATCAACCTTTCAAGATTACGATTTTGAGGGTTCGGGTTTGTCCGTTCTTTTAGATATTCTTGCTTATAACACCCACTATAATGCCTACTATTTAAATATGGTGGCTAATGAGGCATTTTTAGATACCGCTTTGTTGAGAGATTCGGTAGTTTCTCACGCAAAAACATTAGGTTATGTTCCACATTCAGTAAGAGCACCTAAAGCGGTAATTAATGTTACAGTCGATAGTGGAAATACTGCACCAGGTTCTTTGACGATTACCAGAGGAACAGCGTTCAGTTCAAATTTACTTGATGGTAATTCTTATGCTTTCGTTGTATTAGATGATGTTTCTGTTGGTAAAACTGGAACACAATTTTATTTTGATAGTTTAAATATCTACGAAGGCTCATTAGTAAATTACGATTTCACACATTCGCAATCAACTAATCCAAAATCTGTTTTTATATTACCCGATGAAAACATCGATACGACAACTATATCGGTTGCAGTAAGACCAAATTCTGGAAATAGTTTCTCACAAGTATATACAAAATCTACTGATATATTAGATGTTACTTCCGAATCACTTGTTTACTTTTTACAAGAAGGTAAAAACAATCAATATCAAATTTATTTTGGTGATGATGTTTTGGGTAAAGCACTTGATGACGGCGCAATTGTTTCAGTTTCTTACCTTGTCACTAGAGGTCCTGAAGCAAATAAAGCAAACGCATTTGTGCCCAATTCGTCAATTAGTGGGTTAGCACAAATTACAATTGATGTTGTAAATGTTGCTTCAGGTGGTTCATTAAGAGAGTCGGTAGATTCAATTAAATTTGGTGCACCAGCACAGTTCACTACACAAAATCGTTTAGTAACATACAAAGATTACGAAACATATTTAAAGAAAAATTACCCATCGATAGATTCACTATCTGTTTGGGGTGGTGAAGATGAAAATCCTCCTGTGTATGGAAAAGTTTTTGTTTCACTAAAACCAAAAGAAAATTATTATATTTCCGAATTAGAAAAACAAAAAATCATTAATGATATTATCGCACCAAAATCAATTGTTTCCGTTAATACCGAAATTATTGACCCCGAATATTTGTACCTTTTGATTGATAACTATGTTCAGTATGATAAAAATAAGACTTCTCAAAGTCCAGAAGCAATCAAAACTGCAATTCAAAATGCCGTATTGCAATACAATCAAATCAATTTGAATAAATTTGGTGCAACATTTGTTCTTTCTAAATTACAAGATGTTGTGGATGCGGTAGATTTGGCGGCTATTCGAGGTTCGGAAACTATATTAAGAATTCAAAAGAGGTTTGTTCCAGAATTAAATGTTTCTAAAACATACCAAATTGAATTTAATGCCGAATTACACCGTGGCACAACAACCAATCGTTTAG